TATCGGCGGATTTAAATGATAAAAAGTCCTTTTCAACGACGGCCTGTTTTGTCGTAAAACCGAAAAACAACGATTTTACGGGATGATTGAACTGTGAGATATCGATGTCATTATATCCATTTGTTGGGGATGTGTATGCCGTAGAGGTTGCTTGTGCCGCATTATATAATGCTAACTTGGTATCAACTATTGCTTGTTGTGCATTTATTGCCGTGTTATTTGGTGGGTCAGCGGTTTGTAACGCTTGCAATAGTGTATTGGCCTCGTTGTATTCGTTTTGTGCTTCTGTCGCCTTTTCCTCGTAATATTCAGTATCATCACAATCGAGTGTCTTTTTAATTTGTTGACACTGGGTGATAATAATGTCCATTTTCTTGTTCGTGAAACGTTTTCTTTCCTCGGCGTCGAGATAAATATAGTTGCCGTAGCACCTGATATTTTGAGCACTTGCTCCCGGTGCAAAGTCTATTTTGATCTCAACTTGGTGAAATTGTAATGCCACGAGGGGAATGAATGATTGATTATCACCGAAAAAGTAATGAAGCGATAAAAAGTTAGGATTTGTTGTCGAACATTTATTGTTAATTTCCTGTGATTTCGTGTATGTATCTGCGAGGTAGTTTTGCCATATGTCACTACTATAGTCAAAATCATATGAATCAACCTTCTGGCCTCCTATGTAAAGGGAAAACTTAGCCCCGAAGAACGAATTCAATAGATCCACCCCCTCGAACCACACTGCGTTTAACAAATCTCCATAAACTGGTATTATAATAGAAACGTCTTCAGTAGATATCTCTTTTATAAGCTTTGGGGCTTGTGAAAAATTGGTATGTCGTTGATATTTTAAGTTAAAAAAACTCATACCTTCTGAAGTTGTTAAATACACATCTTGTGCACCTTTGCTTACTAACTCAACCAGAGCACCGGACATCGGTATATATTTATAATGCACATTATAAAAACAGACACTTTCCCTGAGTGAATGTGGAGGACGTTTCCGCATCATTGGGTTTATTTAGATTTGTGGGCAAATTGAACCCTCCCTGTCTATACACTTTTAATCGTTTGAAGTACATGGCACTTAGAATCGACCAAGTATCATGAATATCATAAATATGGGGATTGTTTTTCTTCCCTGCTGTCTCTCTCATTATTCTACCTATACTTTGTGTAATATCAGATTTTGGTGTTGCCAATATGACTGTATCGAGTGTTGGTATATCTAAACCTTCATGTGCTTGACTGAATGTGGCGAATATAATCTTCTTTTTGCTGGATTCCTGGAGGTCCTTTTCCTTCATGCCTCCCATGTAAAGTCCCGAATTCTTAGGAAAGCACTGATGTAACATCTGACAATGGAGTCGTCTCTCACTGAGAACCAGCAACTGTCTCGTACCGGATGACGCCTTTTTAATGAGTTCAACTAACATGACGTTCCTTTCTCGGTCTTCGGTTAGGTTTGTTACCATCGTGGGGAGGGACAATTTACCAAAGCGGGTACACGGTGGAGGATTTTCATAATACGGCGATTTATATATGATCGGGAATACATCCACTTGATCTTGATTTTTCCTCTCTATGGAAACGATAGTCGGACCCATGAACCAATTCAAAACCTTCGTGAGACCATCCTTTCGATTTGGGGTGGCAGAAAGTCCGAAAATGTGTTTGGGACACAGTTTGAATAACGATTGCGAAAAGGTTCTGGCACATATATGATGAGCTTCATCTACTATCAATGTACCGATACTCTCAAAGTCTTTAAAACTATATTCTCTTTGTGTCAGGGATTGTAACATAGCGATGACGAAATCGTATCCTTCTACTTGTATCTTATCTTGTTGTACTATGCCCACCGATGAACCCGGACAAAATTGATGTATTCTTTCTCTCCACTGATCCGCCAGAAACTGCTTATGAACTATGATCATTGTTCTGTATCCCAATTTACTCGCAATAGCTAACGAAACGGTGGTCTTGCCATACCCACAGGGAAGGGAGATGATACCTGAGCCTCTTTCAACAGCCCTATTACAGCTCTCAACCTGATGGGTTTCATTTCGAAGTTTTCCACTAAAAACGATAGAAGCCCTGGCCGGTTTCGGTCGTCTGTCTTCTTCTGGAGCTCCCAGTTTATCAGTTCCGTAGAATCTGGGAACGCACACTCCATTCTTAGCTGGTTTAAAAACTTTAAAAGGTGGCGGGGGGAATCCGTATTCATTGTTACACAAAGGTCTTACTGTTAATTCCCTTTTTATTTCCTGGAGTCGATCGCCGGTGATATAACCTGTGCGTGTTAAAACCCCCATCGCGTTATTAGTTTAAAGAATAAAAACTTTATGTATAATATAACATAACATAACATGCCGATTCTCAACGTCGAGGAGAACATTAAGAAGATGACCGAAGCCATTCATAGCATGACACAGGAGGTTCTCCGATTGGAAGGTGCCTTGCGAGTTTTCCAAGGATTTAAGGAAGGTGGTCTCGAGGAAGTCGAAATTCCGAATGTTCCGGAAGGTGCTACTCCGGTGAATGACGACGGTGTCCCGCCGACCATTCCCGAAGAATCGGAGGAAGAAGTTACTGAAACGAATTAATTGAATCCGCCACCCAAGAATATCCCGAATGATTTCCAACATTCCACACCCCCTTAAATGATATATCAACTTCTATTTCATCATTCGTTACAAGAGATTGTACAGGTTTTGAACCTATAACCTTACACATGACCCTCCTATAACGAAATGGTATCTTTATGGTTAAAATCTTCCCATCTAGGGGATTGTCTACGATAGAATTATTCAATCTATGGATATTTTTGTCATGCATACGTTGAATAATTTCGGACGTGGTTCTAGACAATAGAATTCTCATGTACTTTTTGTCGTTATGTTCATACATCGGTTGATGAACGTGACACAAGAACTTCATTGTTTTCTATTCTTACGTATTCCGTAAGCTATAAGTATTATTAATGTGAAAAGTAAGACATGTGACATTTTTAACGGTCTGAGCGCTTTGCGCGTCCCAAACGTTTGGTGACAAAATGTTCTTCCCACTTCGGTTCCACCTTCTATACTAGAGTACGGAGTATCTCTCGGAGACATTAATCCACACAGCGCAACCTTTTTACATTTCCCAAAATATGGAACTTGTCCATGAACGCTCAAAACACCCGACGATTGATTGATTCTCCACTTTTCACCAGTCCATGTGGATCCCCAACTGAATCGCATATTTTTAGGTTTAGGGACGCCAACCTTTTTGAGTTGCTTCCATACTTCCTTTAAAAATGTATCCGGGTCTGTTTTTAATATTTCCTCGGTGAGCGTTACCATTGTACAAGATATAGTTTTACCGTCGGATAACACTACCGGGTAAAGTTTCCACGGAGTATGCATCGAGATATATAAATCGTCTTCTATCTTTATGGGTTGATCGTAATCCAGTAACACATTTATGGCACCATACGCACTTTCGCTAATTTGTTTTACTGCCGTAGCTCCCCAATTATCTCCTATTAATTTGACAGCGGGTTCGTGATCTATACACATGACCAACATACCATCAGATATTTCCGTACCGTCACTAAACGCCCCTATGTATGAATCGTCACCATATTCAACTGTTTCGAGTGTTTTGTTAAATTCAAATTTCGCACCCTTTTCTATTAATGCTTTTTTCATAGCTTGACCCATAACTAAACCAGATACACGTTGTGTGTATTGTTTGGAAAGACTCACATGATCAAAACTACCCATGAGGCCAAAAACCGACATCGTATCCCATCCAACGCCATCAATTTGATGTGTCATCGCACGAAGAACCCTCTTTCCAGATTTGGACATGCGATTTTTTGTGGCGTCCTCGAGAGATATCTTCTTATATCTATCCGGATTGATCATGGCCTTGAGATAGAGATCTCCGAGAATCACGTAATCTTTCAAACGCATATTCTGTAGGATAAATGAATAATCGTAATAATTTCGAACGAATAACGTGTCCCAATTTATACCCATCTCCTTGAGAGAGCTTTTAAAATTAACATACGATCCAAATGCTAATTTATGAGAATGCAAATCCCTGTACTCCGTACTCGGTTCCCACCACGAACCACCCGCATCTACCTTCTTGTCATAAATTACCACTTCGTGTTTTGTAAAGTTGAGAAGTTCCCACGCAACCGACATACCGGACGGACCGGATCCTATCACGTGAATTCTCATTCTAATGTATAGTTATATTTTTTTTAGATGAACCCCGTCTTCTTGCGCTCTTCTGGGGTCTTAAAAGTATACAAGATACCTAAGAATATTAAGACCGAAACCAACGCAACTTCGATGTCCTGACTGGCGGTGAGCGCAATCATCATGAGGGAGACGAAACGGAACGTCTGACTGTCAAATAATTTTTGGACGTTCTTGGGAATGGTGATCGCGTTACCGGAGAAAAGACCTTGGTAAAGCACCAACAGAGTGAAAACCAACGGGATTCTGAGACCACGTTCAAGCGGCTTGGACACTGGACCGAGGAAGTTCTTGGGGATAATCATTTTACTATGTGGAAATATTTTATTTTAAATAAAAACCTATTCATACTATAGGTATGGTTATACAATCGGGTAGTTTGAAAATTCCCTCCCTGCCAGTTTTACCACGAAAACCGTCAAAACAGAAAATAAAGACCTGGAAATTTGCCGGTAGATACTTGTGGAAATCTAAAACAGTTAAAGATCAGGGAGAACTGGGTAGATGGACGTGTAATGAGCTTATTAAGCTGGGACCCACATTTGTAAAATTGGGTCAGATTGCTAGTTCCCGTGGTGATTTATTTCAACCGGAATTTACACGGGAATTAGAATCCTTACAGGACGCAGTTCCGGCCATGCCGGTAGAAGGATTGGTAGATATGAGCGATTTTGAAGATTTTGATTTAAAACCATATAAATCGGCGAGTATAGGTCAAGTACACAAAGCCACGTTAAAAAACGGAAAAGATGTAGTTGTTAAGATTAAAAGACCTAACATATACGAAATACTCAAAACGGATACAGATAATGTATTAGAAATTGTTAGGTTTTTGGAGTGGGTCGGCATAGATACCGGAACGGGTACTGGCATTGCTTTAGAAGAGTCTGTAAATTATTTATTAGGAGAGGCGGATTATATACAAGAGATAGATAACGCTATAACATTTAGAAATGGGATGAAAGGTGTATCTTGGATTAAAGTTCCCAGAGTGTATAAAAAGTTGTCAAACCAAGATAGAATTGTAATGGAGTATGTAGAATCAACTAAAGTAACTGAACTGACGAATACGAAGATCAATAAAAAGAAGGTATGTGAAGCCATAATAAATTCATACCTGATTCAAACCATGGATAAGGGATTCTTTCATGGGGATCCGCATCCCGGAAATTTGGGTATTTCCGAGAAGACCGGGAAGCTAGTCTTTTACGATTTTGGTCTCCTGATATACATATCCGAGAGACTTCGCGAGGGTTTTACGAATATACTTGTACATATAATAAATAAGGATACCACAGCCATAGTAAATGAATTAGTCGAGATGGGTGTAATCGTCCCCACATCTTCTGAATTATCAGATATTGCGTCGTTTTTCCGTTCTATACTAAATTATCTCGAAACTTTGGATGGTGGCGTGATCGTAAATGATGATTTTGCCTCTCAACTAGCGGAAGAAAAGCCATTTACTGTTCCATCTAGTTTTATATACTTAGCTAAAAGTTTTGGTATAATAGAAGGTATATGTAAAGAATTGGATCCCGATTTCAATTATTTTACGTATCTTGAACCTATGATACAGTCAGAAATAGAGGATGCGTTATCTCTAGGTGAAATGATTACATCTACCACAGAAATGCCAAGCAGAGTGAGAGATATAAGTACGGCCGTGTTAGGATTAGAAAAATCTCGAGCACAGATGAAGCGCATGATGAATAAAACGGGCAGAGAGGTTAGATTTGCGCAATATAGTATATTAGTGTCTATTCTTGCCGCACAAACTGAACACACCCTACTGACGATCTTGTGCGTGGCCACGTCTATATGGCTTACTATGTCGTCACAAAAGTGATATTATTTTTACATATTGGAAAACAACATGGGAAAATAATGACGGTTTAATTTACTTTTCAAAGACATCTATGGTTTCAACAGCCTTAGATTTCTTTGTTTTCGGTTTAGATTTAGATTTTTCGGTTTGGAAGAATTTTTTGTGGTCGTCAAATATTTGTCTAGACCGACGTTGTTCTTCCCGTGCGACTTCTCGCATTTTCTCTTGGATATTGGTGATATCCGTTTGTTTTTTCATTTTTTGACCAAACTTCTTGAATCTATTTTGAGTAGAGCCCAAAGTCCCACTCGCTGACGACGCAACAATCGATAACATTTTGTAGGTTAACTTGTGACAACATTATTTTTCTCGTCATGTTTTTTCGCATTCACCTTCTGTCGTCAGCTTTTCAAATAGGTTTAATTTTTTTAGCTTTTCTTCAAATTCCCGTCTTTCGCCGGGTGACGTCAGTGTCCCGCCATTTCGGATAGCTTCTATCTCGGGGCCGGTGAGCTGGATCGCATTGATTCTGAAATCCATAAACGCTTCCATCGTTATGGGTACAAGGTCTTTCACTAGGTCATAAATAGCATTGGCATATTCACGAATCTCCTGCTGCGCACCCGGTTCCATCCTGAGATGAAGATAATGTAATAAATTGTGAAGATTGATTTTCCAATAGAATTCGGTATATGTAGATTGGGGTAAGTTTCCTCTAGATTGTTCCCTACAACATCCGGATTCTAGAAGTTCTTCATATACGTCAAATGAATTTCCCAAATGTTTATTCATTTTTTGGGTGAGTTCTTCCGGTACATCAACCTCTCCTTCCGATCCCTGTCTATTTACTACCGATTGCGCTCTCATAACGTCCGGTTCGTAGTAGTCCCGAGGAACAACGGAGTACCGCGCAGATAATTCATTTATACTGGCAGTTCTGTGTCGCATGTGTTGTCGTGCGATGTAGATCGGCATTTTGATATGAAATTTGAAATCGACCATCTCGAAGGGGGTTGTGTGCCAGTGTCTAAGGAGATATCGAATAAGTCCTCGGTTTCCTCGAGATGTCTTTGTTCCATCTCCATAAGAGACGCGTGCCGCTTGAACGATCGAGGTATCCAAATCTTCCCGAGGCATGTGGTCAACGAGGCGTACAAATCCCCAATCCAAGACTTTTCTGAAGTTGTCATCGTCTTGCATATTTCTTCTATATTTTTTACATGACTTAAATCTTTAATGCTGTATAAAGATTTCATACCCGTTTGTATTAATAATGTCGGAAACTTGGATCACTCGTCCAGGTTTCGTGCGAGCATATCGTAGATCTTCGTGGAATAATGGGAGGTTCAAACATCCACGAACAAAACGGATTCCCAAATATAAGATCACGATAGAATCACCCGAGGGTATTGAATCGTTTGATATTGACGGCGGGGCGCCGATCCTAGATAATCTAGAGGATCAGGGGTTCAATGTTCCGTATTTGTGTAGAGTTGGTATGTGTGGAACATGTGTATCAAAAATGGAACAGGGGAGAATTGAACAGAGAACGTCGGGTATTTTGAGTAAATCGGAGCGTCTCGAGGGTTACATGCTTCCGTGTATTTCTCACGCAACCGGTGATTGCTGGATTAAGACACACGATGTCGGCAAATTTTCATTTAATAGTGGTGAATACGATTTCATCACATATCCCTCTCCTCCGGATGATTCAGATTCTTATTAAGATTTTATTCCATGTCCCGTTTTAGTTCATCTATATTTTTATAATATCTATGCAGATCTTTCATAAATCTTTTATTTTTTTCTAGTACCTCTACATCCAATTTATTTTTTAGTATGTAAGCTAAATTTGATTTAGAATATTTGGAATTCTTTTGATTTTCGTTTGGTTTTCTCGGGATAACTTTTGTTACTTTTTTCTTCTTCGACGTACTCGTAGGTTCGACTCTATTTACAAAACTCAATGCTTGCATGATCGTGTCGGCCAAATCATCCTTTTTCTTTGAATTATCAAAAATTTCTACCCAGTGTTTATTTACGTCATCTCGCGTTATAAAAGCCCGACATCGTTCGATCGATACTTTCTTGCGTCGAAGATATTGAGACCTACCCGGACCGGCAACGTCTGGTATTTTATGACGAGCATCGTATATTATAGTCTCGGCGGTAGGATGTTTAATGATGAAATATGCGTGTAAAAAATGCATAACCGAGACCATCTTCTTATTCCGATCCGGCTGTTTTTCTATTAGTACTATTTTGGGTTCGAGAACCCATGGTCTTTCGTCTAGATGTTTTCTTAAAGAAACATAGACACCATCTGAATGTTGTGGTGGGATACCGGATACGTCCCATTTAACAATTAAGTTTGATGTTTCATTAAGCATACACATAGCTAAATTTCTAATCCCGACATCAATGGAGAGAATCATTACATAAATATGTCTTTATCTCTTTAATATACGGCGGGAGGGGGTGCGCGAGGTCGGCCTTTAGGCATGAACTTCATAACGACACTCAATATAATGAGGACGAGTATGATCATGAATGGCATTTTAATTTTTTTCCATATGGGCCCGAGTATTTTACCCGCGACATTCATACCGGATTTTGCGACTCTACCCGCGACATTTGTCGCCTTATTGACTACACTTTTCGCCGCATTTCCGACCGTACCGAGATCAAGTTTCGTGATTTCTTCACATTTCGATATACAATGGGATTCACACCTACCTCCACCGATATCCTTGGAACACACGGGCTGGTCGGCGACCGCACCGGCCGCCTTCACTTCTTCGAGTGTTTTGTATTGGAGTTCTGTCGATTTTATCTTCTTTTGGTCAAAGGCGTCCCAGTTTTTGGGGAGGCATATACTCGCACACTCCTTGACCTTTTTATCTCTCTCTTTGTATTTCTTATCTAAGAACAAAGCGCCCCCGCCTATAGCCCCCGCGAGTGCTGCGTATTTGAGAAGTTTTTTGTTCCTTCTGGCAAATTTGGCACCTTTCTTGGCACCTTTCTTGGCGAGCTTGGCACCTTTCTTGGCACCTTTCTTGGCGAGCTTGGCACCTTTCTTGGCACCTTTCTTGGCGAGTCTTGCGGCCTTGCGTGCGGCTATCCTCGCCTTTCGCATTTTTCGTAACCTCTTGAGTTTCTTTAGTCTATCCGCCGAACCCGCCGATCTCTTGAATTTTCTGCCGGCACCCCCCACCTTGCGAAACTTTTTACCGAATTTCCCCACCTTTTTAAATTTCCCAGCAAATTTTGCACTCATTTTAAATTTTTTGCCGGCAAGTGCGAGCTTTCTACCCGCGCTTCCAAGTTTTCGAACTTTTCTACCCGCACTTCCCATCCTTCTCATCGCACGAGCCGCTCCCCTGTAGTGTTCGACCTGGTAATCTTCGGTACCATACGGCCGGTAATATTCTGTTCCGTCATTATATTCCTCGATACCCGAGTATATGTCGGTCATATTATAATAGCCTGAGATTTTATTAATTGACCGGTATTAAATTATCTTCCCAATCCCAGAATGTATATTCTCCCACTGGGATGGTGTGATCGGATGTGATGAGGCATGTCAATTCATCATCGATTTCATCGGTCTTTGTAGCTTTCGGGAAATCTTTGACCTCGCAATATTTGTTTTTATTCTTGATATAGTGAGATCCTGTAACACGTATCTTCTCTTGTAGATCTTCACTATAGATCTCATAATAAGGATCTGCCTTTCTTCCCCGGATTTTCATGGTCGCCGTGACGACGGCGCCATTACTCAACACGTCATCCAATTTGATATCTTTCATCTTAACGATGGTACCATTCTTGAGTTTGATTGGAGTATCCGGAGAAAAGCAGAATACACTCTTGAATGCACCCCCTACCGCATTTGCTGCTTTTTTCGCCGCATTTGCTGCTTTCTTAGCCGCCCGTCCCGCCGCCTTCGCCGCTTTTTTGGCACCCTCTGCCGCTTTTTTGGCCGCTCTCTGTGCTCCTCTCGCCGCTTTCTTCGCCGCATTCGCCGCCGCATTCGCCGCCGCATTCGCCGCCGCTTTCGCTGCCCTCGCCGCCCCCCTTGCGGCTTTCGCCGCTGCTTTTTGCGCGTTTCTAGCTGCCGCTTTTGCCGCCCGGGACGCCAAGCGCGCCGCCGCCTTCGCCGCTTTTTGGGCCCCCTCCGCCGCTTTTCTGGCCGCTTTACTTGCCGCTTTAGCCGCGACCTTTGCGCCCGCCGCTGCGGCCTTCGCCGCTTGTTTGGCCGCCTTTGCTGCCGCTTTTACTGCTTTTTTGGCGTATTTAGCTGGTGGAAGACCTAAACCGAACGGATCGAGCACTTGATCCAACGCGGCGTTCAACATCTTTTTCGGATTTCCCGATAACATGTCCTTTGCGCGATTTTTTAATTTGTTTGACGCCTTGATAGCACCGCGGGTCACGGTTGTACCGAAAATCATTTCGGCAATTTTTTGTCCCTTACGTAATTTACAGTCCGTGAGTCTCCCCCCGACGTGTTTCAATCCCATTTTACTACACCACGAATTGGTGTATATACAAGTACCCGTATCGTGATTGAAGCGAACACCATGGTTATATGGATGTACTCTCTGTCCCGTTTTACTCGATTTTCTCGATTTTTCACAATTCGCGACCAATTGTCCGTAGTATCCACCAAGCATTACTTTTTGGGGAAGTTCTCGGTCGATCATGACGGGCTTTTTGGCAAATTCTTTAGGATTGGCGCGTCTGAGCGCGGCCTGGTTCGTTTCTCTGTAATGTTTTGTATATATGGCCACCATGGGCTGATTGTAGTCTTTTGGTAATTCTTTTGGTTTAAGAGCGTCAAAGTACTGGAAGAATTCATTACGTTTAGAATCGTTCCATTTTTTCATACCGACCTCTGATAACGAGACACCGACCGTCCCGGGTTTAGACATACTGGGGTACATTTGTATTTCGTTTGCCCTAGATCCCAGAGCCGCTTTCATTTTGTCGAAGATGAATTGATCCCGTTTCTTATATTTTGCCTTTGAGACGGAATCATAAACTTTGCCGAATACGTCTCCTGCTTCTTTTGGCATTTCAAAATCCTTACCCGGAATTGGTTCTCCTTTTTCATCGAGTGTTGCCGCGAATGCGTTACCCACCGCTTCAAAGGCGACTTGACGTTTTTTGGATTCTGCTACCGATTCGCCCGGTAATTGACCATCCAGACCCATGGCATCCATCACGTCTTCCATGAAGTGTTCTACCATCATGCCATTAACCTGTCCATATTCTTTGGGGAAAGCCTCCCCGACGGGGAATAATTGTGGATAATCCATACCCGCTTCGCGCATACCCTTCTCAACCATATATTCGATACTGTCACGCGTCGCCGTGTTTGTCGTGTTATGTGTGAATGAAGCATAACCACCGAGATCCATGATATCGACCGCCATACTCAACATATCAAATAACATCATCGCCGCACCGACCGGACCCGCTGATCCATACGCGGCCCATTTTGCCGCCGATGCCGCCAACTTAACCCCCACCTTTGCTACGATCTTTATAGCCATTTTCGCCAATATCTTCGCTCCGAATTTCCCGACTAACTTCAATACCATCTTCCCACCTCTCTTTAATAAAGCTTTTGCCACGACCGTTGTCAGTTCTTCTTTTATTAATTGTTTTCCCATATCCATCATCATTTTTCGTTGTGCCTTTTTTCTGTCTGCCGCACTCTCCACGGGATCACAACATCCCGCATCATTTACTTCCCATCCCGGAAGACATTTGCCATTTACTGCTTTCTTGTACATACATTTCTTTTTGTCTTTGGTTTGTTTTTTCGCATTTTCTAATTGGGTGCGTAATTTAGCCGCTTTTGCTTTAGCTTTTGCCTTTTCTTCGCCTTCAGCTCTTCTTGCTTCTTCTTCGGCTTTCTTTGCTTCGGCCGCGATTCTAGCTTCTTCTGCTTCCATCGCTTTTAATTCCGCGGCTGCCTTCTTTTCTTCTGCTTCTATTTCCAATCGTAACTTCTTTTCTTCTTCGGTTTCTTCTTCTTCGTCGTCTATCTCCTCCTCCTCTTTAGAAGCTGTTTCGGCTTTGATGGCTTTTATTACTTCGTCTGGATCGAGTCCCACTTTTTTACTTTCTTCTTTGAGTTCATTTTGAGATTTATCCATCCGCTGCTTGAGTTCAGAGATAACTCCTTCTGGGGTCGAAGGGTCCGGGGCACCCAACGTTTTCTTGTATACCAAAAAGGCCACGAGAAATAAAAATAGTATCAATACCAATGGTACTATCATTTAATTAAAGACAACAATTTATTTTATTTCAATGTGGTGCTGGCACTGT